ACATCGAGTACATCAGTAACTGCTGCGCCTGAACCAGCACCGTCTGTGGCGATCATCCTGATTCCACCATTTGGAATAACTACATTTGCGCCTGTGCCTTGTGAAATCGTTACGGTATCGCCAGCAGAGTTTTGGACCACCCATACGTTACTGATAGTGTTAGGAGCAAACGTCACGGTGCAGGCTTGTGATAAAGAACCTGTGAGTGTTAGTGCTGTGGAGCGGAAAGCGTCTGAAGCCCCATCAGCCATCGTTATGGTGGCGGTAGAGGCGTCTGAAAGAGCTTCAGACCCTGTTCCAAATTTTTCTGCGATCATCTCCAGGTTTAAATTCGTGGTCGTTCCCCACGTTCCTGAACCATCTCCTGTCGCCATTTCATTTAGGCGAAGATCGTTTACATATGTACTAGCCATTTACGCTACCTCTTTCCAATCTGGTGTTTGACTATCGTCAATAGTTGACCAATTCGGCGTCTGACTGTCATCAATTCCTGACCAATTCGCTGTTTGGCTATCATCGATAAGCCCCCAAACATTAACGCCACTCGTTGTACAGGCCGCTTCCACACCTGTAACCGAAACATTCGCATCTCCATCAAACGTAACCGCTCCAACAGCTCCGACCATTTCTGGTGTAGAAACTTCAATCGTGTTACTTGTGATCGTGCTGACGCTTCCAAGCCCTGTTGTTCCTGCCACGCCTGTGACAGAGACTGTCGCCGTGCCTGTAACCGTAACTGATCCCAGCGAGCCTGTACCTGATACGCCAGTGACCGAAGTGCTTGCGTCAGCCGAGACCGTAACTGACCCAAGTGTTCCCGTGCCTGCAACTCCCGTAGGACTAACAGTTGCCGTACCCGTAACCGTAAGTGAACCAAGAGTACCAGTGCCTGATACACCAGATACACTAACACCCGCATCAGCGGATACAGAAACCGACCCAAGAGTCCCCGTTCCCGCAACGCCTGTAACTGAGACATTAGCGTCTGCCGTAACCGAGACTGTACCAAGAGTCCCTGTTGCTCCAGGAACTGCTTCGCCATTACCCCACGTTCCTTCGCCCCATCCATGAGAGGAAGAATTCCATCCATCAAAGGCAACCTTGACATCAGCCACACACTATATCCTATGCGATTCTTATAATCGCGTTAGAAGCGTCTGCTGTTGGAAACTGAATAGTAAAGTCCCCACTTGTAGATGTCTTATCCGCTCCGAAATCTAATATCGCTACTGCTCTATTAGCTGTTCCTGCGGTAGTTGAGGAGTTATAAATTAAACATCCTCTCGCAGTGATCGAGCTGCTAGACCAAGTAGTGTCAGCGAAATCAGTCAATGCAGTAGTTCCTGATGTGGTCGGGTCTACATTCGTTAATGTATTACCGCCAGCGGTATACCCTGTGCCTGTAGCAGAGACTTCGTTAGTCGTTGCATAAGCCGTAGTAGACGCTGACATAGTTGCACTACTGGTATACAAAGCAATCTTAAACGTATTGCCCGTACCTGTAGTGGTTGTCGTTCCTCCACCAGAACCGTTATGGAAATTATGTATTCCCTGTAAAAGCTCTGATTTAAACGAAGTTGCCATAGCTGTGGTGATAGCCATTATAGTCTCCTTAAAATATCAGCAGTGTCTGACTGACCCTGTTGAATAAACTCATTAATAAGCGTTGTCCTGTCGCTTTTAATTGCTTGTTTGATTATACCTAATACTACATGATAAATGCGGTTTCTAAACGCTTCTGCTTGTTGTCGTACAACAGGGTCTACAGAGGAAGAAACACTAACTATTTGTTCCACCGCTCGTTCAGCTAGTTCTTCAGGAGACAACCCTCTGCGTTCTGTTGTTTTAACAACAACGTCTCCTAGATTTGATTCAACAGACATCTTAAACATAACTAACCCATCCTAGATATATCATAACGATGTTCGTCCCGAATTCCATAACCTTCCCCAAGTTTCTTTAATCCTGCAATCGCTTCTTGAAACCTTTGATCATAATACGGGGTTTCTTCTGGGGTTTTTATGAAGGTCGACGCTTCTACTAATGAACCGTATAATAATGCATTTGGAGCGTTTTCAGAAAGCCATGTTGTTCCGCTATCTGAGCCAGCGGTTAACGACGCCGGTCTGTACTTGTAATGAAGCTCAAAAGTATAATTAGCGTCAGGTGTAGGAGCCAAAATAAAAGTTGAGCTATCAAATAATCCATAGTAAATGGGTGCCCCTGTCGTCGATGCGTTCGGCGTGTAGTCTCTAATAAACGAAACATGCTTCAAATACAAGTATGTATACACGCTACTAGAAATGACTGCTAAACTTAAAGGAGCTAAGAAATCACTAGGCATCGACAAATAAGTGCTACCTGAAGTAGCCGTACCTGTTACGTTTTTTCTAAAATCAGGAATCTCAACAGCTTTTAGAATCCTTTCTTCTGCTTCCTGAATAAAAACCGATAAGTTATTATTAAACGTAGTTTCGCTCGTTTCACAATAATCTTGAATAGCTGTTTTTAGCGTTGCGTAAGTAAAGCTCATGTGGTCACCACTGTTACTGTGCCAATACTACCCGTAGCCCCATCTGCTGAAAAGTCTGAGCCAATAGGGTCTACTGTGGTTGCTGGAAGAGCACCTACATTGACTCCAGCAGAAGTAGTAAACGTAGGACTTGTTGTTATAATCGCCCCTAACTGAGACTGAGGTAAAGAAACTTCTGGTCTTGGTTGATGTAGGGACTCTGGATCCGTAGGTAATAATGGAGGATCTAGTTGAGGGTTCTTGGGTTCATAACACTCTGGACAAACCTTAAAACCAGTCCATTCCATACGAAGCTGTAAGTACTTATAAGCCCAACCGCAACGGTCGCAAATCCCGAGTGCGTGTTTACCTTGTGCGTAAGCCATTAAGTAAAGACGGAACTTACTGAGGGGATTAAATGGACAGACGTTCTATCTTCATCGAACCTTAATGCGTTTTGAAGAGCTTGCTCATACATAGGCTGTAATAAAGCAACTTTGTCTGGGTTCTTTTTAACCGCTAAATAAAAAGCTAATCCCATGGTTAAACAGGGTAAGAATCGACTAGGTACATCAAGATCATTAACAGAAGCTGAAGCATCTTGAATACGCTGCCATCTATAAGAAATAAACTGGTCTGTGGAGTTTTCAGGAGCAGGCCATAAATATACTTTAGGCGTAACCGTTCGCTCTACATAAAACTGTGTAGGTCTAGCCTTCGTTGTTTTATTAGGAATATTAAAGTATTCGTTACGGTCAATTCTAGAAATCTGAAAATCAGTTTGAACACCATTAACAGTTCTTCGAATTATTGCGTCTAGTATATCAATGTCGTAAGCATTCAGGTCGTAAGAAGAATCTCCCTCAGTTAAAGTCTGAGAGACTTCTACAACTTCCCAAAGCTGAACACCTCTGTTAGACCAATCTGCAAACATTAGGTTTAGAGAACGCCTAGCAGTGACTGCATCGTAACCTGTACGAAGTTCGAGTCCTGCTAGTTCGTATGCGTCCTCTATAGCTAACGCTACGTCTAAACTAAAAGTTCTAGTACCTGAAGTAGCCATCTATCCGTAATGCTTTAACAAATCAAGAACGATAACATAAGTATCGTTAGCGGCAGCTCCTATAGTAGTTAGAGCAATATCTCCTGTCTTTCCAGTACCAGAGGTATTCTGTAATCCACCAAAACCGCTAAAGTCCATATGTCCATTACTTGACTCTGCCAATGCTAATGCGATCGTATTCGTGTCTGCATCCCAAAGTAATTGTACTTGGGTGAAGCCGGTTATAGAGTGGTGCACTTTATCAATAGTAACACCACTACACGCAGTTCCATCGGCTCTAGCATTCAACGCGCTAACGTCAACTTTTGTAACAGCACTTTCTCCAGTGCTGTCACTAAGGTTGGTTATCTGGATGACTGCTCTATGCGTACCGTCCATAATAGTTGTACTGGTAACTGCATCTGCCATATCAATTTACTCCTCTATTAAGAGTCAGCGAATGGAGTAACAAGTGTACCTGAACCAAGTATTAATCCTTCTACCGCATATTTAGCACTTGCTATAGCAGTAACTCTGATAATACTTCCAGCTAATCCACCTTTAGTAGAACCGTTCTGAGTAATAACATCATTAGACGCACCTGAGATGAAAGTTTTACCAGTTGCATCATCTACGCCTGTGTAAATTCCACCAACAAATTTGTCAGTACCATCCGTTACGATGTCCATGTCAGTAGCAGCTGTTACAACTATAAATGTAAACTGTGCACCTAAATTGGCTGTTTGACTTGGAGAACCTTTATCAGTGGGTTCTGTAACAACAATACTAGGTAGTGTAAAAACACCGTCTGCATCGTTACAAAGAAGTGGTCGTCCTGCATGATCAGCAACAGTAATTGTTGTATTAGCTGTTAAACTAACAACACCATTGTATCCAGCATTAATAAGACCTGCGAGTGATCTAACGGGGCCAGCGAAAGTCGTCTGAGCCATCGGTTTTCCTCCTTACGAAAGGTTTCGCCCTAGAGTCTTCGTAAGCGTCTGCTGGGACAGTCGCTAGGGCTATTATATTCCCAGAAATAAAGGGGGGCATAGCCCCCCTGTGGTATTATGCTCCAGGAGAGCCGAAAATACCTCTCCAATCAGACCAACCAAAGCTATAACGCTCTCTGGCCTTAT